TATTTCCCCATTTGGATCAATAACCACATCATCAAGATAATTGAACTTCTCCAATATCTTGTCAATCGACGAATCTCTTACTGTCTCGACTATCTCACTAGGGACATTGGTCTTTACCCAGTCTATGAACTTACGATCTGATTTGATGACCCACTTGAACTTGGGCTTAGTCGTTGTGATATAGGCAATTACTTCATCACCTAATTCAGCCTTGACCCTATCAGCTCCCAATTCATTCATCTGAGCTTGTAGGTCGGCTCGTAGCTCATCCTTGAGGCGTTTAGCTTGGTCTGCCAGGAGGCTAATTGCCGCCAGTTTCAGACTCAGGTCTTTGATTGTCATCTTGCTCCCTTTTCTTTGCTCTGTTTAGCCGGATTTCTAATGATGCGAGATTCACACCCATATCTCGGGCAATGAACTCTTTATCGAAGCCCCACTCAAGCATTTGACGGATATATGCCAACGAGTGGGTGCTTCTGCCTAATTTGTCTTCCCTGCCCATCCTTCTCCTTTGAAATGTGCTGGGGTTGGGCTATAAACCTTACGAAGCGGACTAGAACAATGACAGATCATTGTCTGGCTAGCCGCCTCGAGGGTTAGTGTGATTTCTATCTGTTCTTCGCACCGGTCACAAAAGTAATCATATGTCGGCATCGATGAACCTTTCTAATGTGGCATTTCCGTTCCAGTAGCGTTCTTTGATGCGCTCTTGCCCATCAGCTATCTTGCAGATTCGACACTTGGCGGCCTTCATTTTGTAATTGCCGCATTGGTCGCATCGCGTAATAGCGTCTTCCTTATTGGCTACTCGATCCATTGGCTCCACTAATCTCTGCTCGAAGCAATTCTGACATTCCATTAGCCAGACATCTTGGCCCTCGGTTATCTCAGAATCGTATTTGATGATTCCCCTTTGAGCTGTGACCTTCTTACAGTTGCCACAGTTGAAGGGATGGATTTCATCAATCATTTCTGAAAGACCCAATGCCCATCTGCTCCGATTTTCATCCATCTAGCAGGGTGGCCGGACTTAGCGATTGGGCAGACCCAGCCGCGATACTCCTTGCCTTCCTTTGTGCCTTGCTTGAGAATCATCGGGCCGCATCCATTAGCGCAAAGCGGCACTTCGTCAATTACTTCAGCACCGAACTGTTCGGCTATATGGCTAACGTCCCAGACTATTGGCTCGGGGTCGTTCGGTCTTTGATCCGCAACAAAGTCTGCGAGAGCTTTATTTGTTGTCTGTATTGCCTTCTTAGGCGTTCCAGATGGCTTTGCGAAATATCCAGCGAGATTGAGAGCGCGTCCAAGCGCACCTGTTTCCGCAAGTTCCAACGCATACTGCTTGGATTTAGACTCACTTGATAATCCTGTCGTCCAAGCCGCAGAATCAGCCTCAGTCCTATAAAGCTCAACTTTGACAATATAAACATCGCAAGTAGGAATAAGTGATTCCTCAAGAACGTGCGACTTGATTCGATAATCCGGATAGCCATTGATGAACTCCTTTAGGCGGTCTTGAACGGATACATAATCATCTAGGTAATTCGACATTTAGTTTCTCTCTCCCTGCGAACTCATCGATCGCATATTCCAGTTGTTCTTTCAATGACCAGAATGTTCCATCTGGCCAGTTCTGCGCTTCATTGGCGCAAGGTTGGCAATAAAACCGCACCTGAGCGCGGCGTAGCGGTGTCTCGCTTTGAACCTTCCAAACTGCTGGGACTTGTGCTTTCAAGTGCCAAGTGCCGTCCTTGAGTTGCCCATAACGAGACTTACAGTAATCACACCATTGGCGTTGATTAGTATTGCGAATCAGACTCAACGTCGTCCCAATCTTCTGGAGTTGAAAATCTGGTAAAGCCCAAGATAGCGGCGTATCCAATGAGATCGAGATACGAATCCTCGCGCTCCGGACTTTCCACCATTCGGCTGAGTTTGGTCGCGATAAAGATAGTTGCCAACTCAGATGGGTCTCTGAGCTGAACACCGAGGATTCTCGCGATTTTGTAAATGCGTAATAGATTGTGCCTCGGGTCGCCATATTCCAGCCCTCGGTCGTCGAGGGTGTTACCAGCGTCCGAGAGCCAGTCACTTAGCGATCTCTCTGACATAAGAATTAGACGCCCTCCCTCGCTTGTATCCTTCATTGAAGGCTTTCGCTTTAGCAGATTCGAAAGCCGCATAGATGACCCAGAATCCAATAAATAGTGAAATGAGGATTGTGACGATTTGCTCGGGTGTGAAGTCATTCGACATCCGCACTCACCCCGAATCGATCTAGCCAGTAGGCTGAGATTTCTTCTCTACTCAATCGCCCTCTTGTTGATTGGCGACCTAGCGATTCGATTGCGTATCTGCGAATAATCTGGCCCTTGACGTAATTCTTACCATCTGACCAAGCTCCCGAAGTAGAATCAAATCGAATTACTTGCGGTTTATTTATCACTTATTCTCCCTTCCAAATCCTCTAAATGGATTTAGTGGGATAAATGTAATTAGCTAAATGGATTTACACAAGTAGGAGCTCGGCGAGTCGGATTGGTAGGAAGGCACAGAGCTTCTCGACCTTGTGGCTACCAGCGAAGTCAGTCTTGTCGGGTAGGGCCTTCCAATGCCATTCAGGAGCCTCTAGAGCCCCTAAGTCGAACTGATAGACACCTTTAGGCGTCGCGTTGATATAAAGCGTCCTAGCCCCTGTCCTAGCCCTTATATCGGCCAAGTAATCCCATTTCTTCTTCTCAATTATCAGAGTGTCGTAATGGGTGCGTCGGCATTTCATCTCAATATAAGAGTCGCTAGTAATGCCGTCGGCTCGGTCGGTCGCTGATAGTGGCGTCAAGTCCGGATAAATGGCCTTGAGTGCCTCGAATAGTTCGACCTCGCGAAGGTAAATTAGTCTTCGTCCTCGTCTTCGTCCCAAGGCTTGAACATTGGGTTTCCGTTATCGACTATCCATTCCGGATACGAGCTACGATCCATCGCAAAAGCCAAGGCCGTTCCTTCATCCATACCAGCTCGACGACAAGCCATATAAACCTCGTTGCAAGCAATAGCCCAGAAATCTAAGCGAGTCAATGGGACATCTTTCGTCGTTTTGCGACGTTTTGCCACCTTCTTGACTGGCTTCTTAGCGCGCTTTTTTGCCTGTGCCATTTCTGCTCACTTTCGCTGAGAGTGCCAATTCTAGCTGAGACTCCATTTTATCAAGGCGCGACACTATGGGCAGATTTTCCAATTTGATGATATATCTCAGACCGGCGATAAGTAGGCCGATTGATCCGAGAACTGAGGCGATAGTGGCCGCAAGTTCCGAGGCCGCCATTACCGGACTTTGCCGTAACGCTCGTAAGAAGGATTGAGCCAGTTGATGATGCTAGGCAAGACTGAGGCTAGAGCGGCATTGGCAATCGCATTTACATCGAGGCCGACTGCTAGGTAAGTCGCTAGGGCCGCCGCTACGAATGTCTTCGCCCAACTTCCCGCCATTAGTTTCAGTTCTTTCATTTCTGTCTCCTTCTAGGTCGAACCATTTTCCGTCATTGTCTCCCAGAGTTGTGAAGCTGATATGGAAGTGCGACTTGTGAGGGTTTGGGCCTCTGTATTTTCTGCGCTTCCAATTCAAAGTAGAGCTCATAATCTTGCCGTCGAAAATAATGTATTTTATTCGCTTGTCGCCTCGCTTGGCGCATTTACGAATCTTCTCAACTAACGCGTAGGCTTCTTCCTTGTGAGCAGAGAGGTCGGCGTCAATGTCTAGAGCTCTAACAATTCCGTCTCTTGGAATGTGGTCAGAAGATGAGTTATTAGCGTAGTGGCGAGTGTCAGCAATCCAGCCGTCAGAACGACGATCGCGATCAGGATAATCGTCATCGATTTGCTCCCGTAATTGGACACCAGCTGCACATAATCTAGCCATTATGATAGAAGTAGTTTTGCTTCTTCTTGAGTAATTCCTAGGCGCTCAAGTAGAGCTGCTTTAGCTGCTGCTTTTTCTTTTTCAATTTTTAATTTAGCAGCTTCTTTGATTTTGTATGCTTCTAAAGCTTCCAATTCATTTTCAGTGAAATCTCTTAAATTGATTTCGCCCGTTTGTGTATTTACTTCTTTTACCTGCGTCATATTAGGCAACTCCATATAGATAGACTAATCCGTCAGTGAAAGTTCCTGCGGATGGTTTTAATTGAATTGAAGTAACTGCTGCTGAATTGCCAGTGTAAAAACCATCGAAAGAACACAATTTTTGAGTTCCAGCAACTATTGCAGATGAATATCCAGCAACAACTCGGTCTGCTGTTTGTGTGTAGTTATAAACCCAAAGATGAGTGTTTGCATTGTCTAGTGATGCTGCATTGCCACCGATAACCCCACCGACAACAATTTGAGCATCTTCAAAATCAGTTACCATCGATAAAGTTGTGGAACTGCCTCTGATATTAGTCCAACGATACCTAGTTGCAGTTGTATCAGTATTAAATTGAAGATGGAGATTACCATCGTTGCTTCCATAAGTATCGGTAATTACTAAAAGCAAATGCTTATAAGTGCCAGCAATACTAGTAAGAGAAACGCTTGCTCCGCTCATAGTAGTTGTGCTAATTAAAGTAAGCCCACCGCCAGTAGCAGGGGTAGCCCAAGCAGGAACGCCGCCACTTACTGTCAAGACTTGGCCAGTTGTTCCGATACCAAGCCGCGTGTTTGTGTTGGCAGTAGATGAGCGATAAGCAATATCGCCTAAAGTCGTTTCCGGATTTAGATTCTTCGTTGTTGTGTCAATCGAAGATCCTAGGGTTCTAATTGCCGCCGCGCCGTCCTTGACAAGGTCGGTGTCGTCCGGCGTCTCCCAGCCATAATTAGTAGTTGTTGCCATTGAGTCGATTCTCCTTCTAGGCGACTATTGTAGCGTTGAGCCACTCTAAAGTGGGCGAAATGGTATTCCAAGTTTCAACCGCTGGAACGTTATTCCAACGGAACGCCTGAAGCGAGTAAGCCACCGGCGAAAGATATAACGTCAGCTCTAGACGATTGAGCGAAGCCGTCCAAGTCCAACCCTCGACGAATCCCTGAAATGCCCCTTCAACCATATTGACTGGCAAGTTGGTTATGTTGAGCGGTAAGCCCATAAAGACGTTGAGAAGGGCATCTCGGTCGGTGTCGTCAATTTCTGGGTTGCCCATCTGGAAGGTTATTTGCTTCATCTCGAACTGGGGATAAGCGCGAATATCAAGATAGAAGGCGGCTTGTGCTTCAGCGTCAGGAGCGTTTCTTAGGCTTGTGGTAATGGTTGAGGCTAATTGGCCAAATAGGGTGATTGAGTCAGAATCAGAGGCGGTCGTACTTGATGAGCTGTTAGAGCCATAGGAAAGCGTTATAGCGTTACGAACGTCACCAGCTCGCTTCACAATAGCCAGATTCGGGCCAATGGCGTGACCGCCGTCTAAATCGACGTACCCATTAGTTGCGAGATATTGACCGCGTCGAGTGGAGTCGGCATAACCGATGCGGCCTTGAGCATCCTCGTAAAGATAGCCAAGACCAGAAGTCGCCGTGAATGTGGCAATGTTGTAAATAGTGTCATTGAGCCCAGTCTGCGAATGAAGCTCATAGTCTCCAGGTTGGTCAATCTCGCCCAGTCCTGAGTTCTCAGCATTGGCCCAAGTGGTTGTCGGCGTATAGGTCGCCCAAGTGGTCGCCGCTGGGACGTCTTGCCAAGTGTTGAAAAGTAAATCGGAAAGTAGG